TAACGCTGCTATCAGGGTTCGCCTGAGTCGTAAGAGCAAAGCCGCCGGTAGGACCGACCAGCACAACCTGTCCTGGGAACCTGTCATCGTTCAGACCATAAACACGGAGTGCGGACTCCTCTGTTCCTGATGGGCTAAAGAAGGCTAGTGTTGTAGAAGCACGGTTACCATAGGAGTCAGTGTAGTTAATCATGCGCAGAGCCGAGGTTCCACCCTCAGACTGAGTGATAACACCAGGGTACTTTGAGATATCCGCGCGGCCATCACCATAGACGTTCGGTGGAAGGTCCAGGTCGGTATCTGCCGAAATGATAATTGGACCACTGGAACGAACAACCTGCGAATTTAGCGCAATTGTAGAAGCCTGAGCGGAGCGGAACTTGGTCAGTCCACCAGCCTCTAGCTGAACCTCGTCAACGAGAACAATATCACCGGTGGCACCATTGAACCACGAGAAGAAGAACTGAACGGTGTAGCAGTTGTCCGGGATTACGGATGGTGTGCTGAACGAGTACGAGGTCCAGGCTGTATTCGTGATAGCCTTTTCAATGAACCAGCCGGAAATTTGTGCGCCAGCCTCGTCCAGGTACTTAACAACGAGCCTTACATTTCGACCTGTGGCCGTTCCCATCTTGGCCTTACCAGAAACCGTAACGGTCTGACCGATAAGCTCAGAGTTCTGTAGCGTGGATACGATATAACTTCCAAGAAGCTCGGTGGTGGCAGGGGATGAAATAGTACCCGTAGCCGTAATCGAAAGCGAGGTGGCGTCGGAATAACCATCGGTCTGATTCCACGCCAGAGTGGTATTTGCCATTCCGGTCCAGCCGACGATTCCATTTTCAAACCCGGCGTCATAGATGTAGTTCGGGTTGCGCTCCCAAACACCAACGAACGTAGCCGATAGGTCATCCTGGTCAGCCGTTAGACGAGGTGCTGTGATGCGGATATGACCAGCATCGTTCATCTCGTTATCGATGTTGTGACCAATAAGACCTGGGGCACGCTCGTCTGAGTTACCTGTGAAGAAGCGAATGGCGTGGTCAAATGTCTGACCGTCAATCTTTTCAATCGACACAGACTTCTCAGTTGAATTTGAACCGGTCGCTACCTTTCCAGGAGCACCACCCTCGAACGCCTCAATAGAGAACTGGTCGAGCTGCGCCTTGGTGCCCGAAGCAACGTCAAACTCAACGTAAGGAATCAGGTAGGATACGTTGGTGTTTAGAGCGGCTGGCTGGTATGGGTCGTTAGCCTTGCTTGGGTTACCGAAGCTACCATCGGTTCCAGAACCACCACGACCCTTGATGTAACCCGTTAGGGTTACCCAGTCAGCGGTAGTGCCAGAAGAAGCAACAGCCGTCGCAATTTCATCGTTATCGGCAACACACATATACTGGCTTGCGGTGTAACCGGAAAGCAATCCGTAATTACCGGCCGTTGGGAATGCGTGCTTCTTTGTAGGCGTAGCCGCATCGCTGACGTAATCGTAGTCAATGATGTAGTTGCTCATGTCCATACCGAACACACCAAGCTTAATGCGTGGTGGCGTGGTAATTTCAACATCGTCAACCCAGGCAAGGTCGCCTACCGCATATGGCAGGGCGTTCACGCCGAACTGGAATTCGTACGATGCGGTAGCTGCTCCAGCCGGGGCGACACCCTGAACACCAATTGAGAACCAGGTTGTTCCGTTTACCGGAATAGGTGCTCCGTTCGCGTCCACGGGTGGAGCGGGTGAGTTGAGGTCGGTCTTTACGGTTGCGCCGCCAGAATCCTTCCAGATGATATTTACGCGAATGTTGTCGCGAACATCGGTAAGGTTTGGAAGAATACGAGCATTAAACCTGTAGGTATAACCCGGCTTTACGCTGATGCTGGTCCGGGTTCCATAGTTACTCGTGGTGCTACCGTTAGAAGAAATTCGCATGGAGGCGACGCCCGAGAACTTCTTTGCGGTGTCACGAGTAAGCGTGGTGGTGCCGTAAGCTGTCCAGCCGGTTGTATTGGTCTCGAAAGTCGAGTTGGTGTTGATGGCGGTAACCGAGTAAGCTCGGACACGCGCAGACACACGATAAAGAATCGTTGGGTCGAACGCGATAGGCTGAACACCAGTACCGTTACGGATAATCAGACCAGGACCGGTGAACTCAAACAAAGAGTTAGCGGAGAAAGCTCCGGGGTCGGTCTTCTGAACAACCGCGCCGTTGGTGAGCCACAGCGCTCCGTCCTGCATGTAGTCGAACAGCTTTGCATAAGCCGAGTTCTGGAATGGCGAGTCGAAGGCGGTAACCTTTACCGAGTTAACCGCAAGGTTACGGAATTCGGCATAACCATCCGAACGGATAATCCATCCAGTAGTACCAGGTACGTAATTGGATGAGTAAATCCGGCTGTTTACACCATCGGCAGATGGGTTGTTTGGGTCACCGACAACTAGGCGACCACGCACATTCGCGTCACCGAACTGGGCATTACCAGCCATGTTGATAGACCAGGCTGGCTGTCCGGCTAGCCCATTGGCGGAAGCGGTAGACTGAATAGAGCCGGTCTTGATAATGCCACCATCAACGGTGGTGAAGCTCGGTGGCTTCCACTGTGATGGTGTAGTTTCGGCGGTAAGCTGCTGCTCAACCTGGAGACCATCAAAGTACAGGGTACCGTCTGTCTCCGTAGAAAGTCCGAGGGTAATGGCGTTGTATGTACCATTAGTAGTCATCACACCCGAGTACCTTGTCCATACACCATTATCAGGAATTGGTGCCATGGAGGTGAATGACCTAAAGGTACCGTCAGAACCCTTAAACTTGAACTGGAAGTTCTTTACACCAGAACCCGCCGGATTATAAACCCAAACCGAACCGATGTATGAAGTGTTTAGCTCTACTGGGACGTTGTAGGCAGAAGAGTTCGCTCCCAGCCACACATCGCTGTCGTCGCCTGTGCTTCCGCCAGAACGAACAACCTTTAGGCACTGAACACTGTACTTCGTAGTAATTTCTGGGGCGGTAGCAATGGCCCAGGTAACAGTGCCGGACGGAGTTGCCGCGCCAATCTTACCGGTGTACCAGGTTGGGTTCCACTCGAAGTCGGCATAGGCAGGATGAAGGATATTGCTGCCATTCTGGAGCTTTAGTGCCCTGGCCAGAATGACACCATCAACGATTTCCAGTGTGTTATTCTTGAGCTGCCATCCAGAAGTACCCGCGACATAATTGCTGGATGACATGGTTCCAGAGGCATTCATCGTAAATGCGGAACCAATGATAAGGTTCTGTGAGAATGTCGTATTGGCCTTGATGCTTGCAGCGTCAAGGGTGTTCGCTACAACGCGGTCACCGTTTAGAGAGGCAGCAGTAATTCGGTCACCAGAGATAGACCCTGCGGTAATATCTGCATTCGCCACATTACGTGGAGCGGCGGATACAATCGTTGACCAGGCTCCTGCGTTCGCGGCAGCGTCAATTGCCCTCACCCGAACGTAATAGGTTGTGCCCGAGGTAAGACCTGAGAAGGAGACAATCGTGCCACCTACCTGCTTATCCTGCAAGGCACCCGAGTTGAAGGTGTTAACGGTGTCAAGCTGTACCTGATAAAGACCATTTCCATTTACTACGTCGGCTTCTGTGTTTGCATTCCAAGAAGCAGTAATTGTTGTGACACCCGCGCCCAAAGCAAGTCCCGTTGGAGCTACTGGAGCGGTGGTGTCCTTGGCACTGAGAATTGGATAGGTCGCAGCATTTGTGTACGTGCTGATGTTACCAGCGTAGTCGATAGAGGCTACGCCAACGTAGTAGTTCGTATTCGTGAGCAGGTTACCGATACGAACGGCAGTAGTTCCTTCTGGAACGTCAATGTACTGCCAACCGGCAGAATTGCTCGTGCTGTAGCGAACCGAGTAATTCTGCAAGTCGGTGTCGGCAACTCCGGTCCAGGTAACATCGATATAAGACCTTGAGCCAGCGGCATCAGAAAGGGCCGTGGTAACCTGGACATTGGTAGGGGCGGCCGGTGGCGTGGTGTCTACCGAGAGGGTGGACCTTGGGGTAGCATTAGCCTTCGCTGGGGTGACAGAGGGAGTACCGAATACGTCCACCGCGACAACCGCAAAATACTGCGGAACAGTTGCGGTTGTGTCGAATACAAACGATGTACCGCGACCGGTGTACACAAGGTTATTCTCAGCACCGAGTGACGTTCCCTGGCGAACCTCATATTGCTTAATGTCAGTGTCGGCAACAGAGGTCCAACGCAAAGCCACCGCGTCAGAAATTCCGACAGCGGTTAGGCCAGTAACGTTGGCTGGAGCCGGGTTGGTAGCGTTAGCCGAAACAACCGTGCTCAGGTTTCCAGAGTTATCGCGAGCGCTAACCTCGATGGTTACCTGGGCGCGAGGAGTTCCGAACGAATTAACATTCGCCTCGAACGGGAAGTCAAATCGAGCAGCAGTCGTGTAGTATGTAGCTACGGTAGAAGGGGCCGCTGGGGAATATACCTTGACCTGGAAATCCTTGAAGTCCATCAACGGGGTACCGTCCGAGTTGGTAACCGGCCCCGACCAGACAGCCTTAAAAGCGGTACCCTCAACGGTCCAGGCTAGTCCAGTACAGGCAGCCGGGGCGAGAGTATCGCTAATTGTGGTGAAGTCGTGCATAGATGACCAAGGGGAAACTTCGTTTCCGTTGTTCACGCGCGCCTGAATATAGTGTGTGCGGCCAGGCTCTAGGTCCTTTACGAGAATTCTTGTCATGATACGCTAAACTCCAAGGTGTATTCTACATCCATTGGAGCTGTGGATGACTTAACCAATGGTGTGCTCATAACTGTGCGAGATACGAGAATATGGTCCTGGTCCGGAGTGTCTGTATCCTCGACACGGAGACCATCAAGAATCACATAACCCGCCGTTCCTCCAGCGGTTACGTTGAAGCCGAGGGTGTCAATGGCATCCCAGGTAATCCCTCCGTTGACCACGAAATCACCCTTGCGGAACTGGACTACGTTGTAGCCAACCGGCATAGCGGAAATCGTCTTGGTCAGGGTCAAAGAGCCGCCCGTCAAGCTATTACCGAAGTACAGGGTAATGGAGGTGATGTTGTTGTTTGCCTTATAGAAGGCGAGAGAGAAAACATCCTCCGTCGAAAAGCCAGTCAAGTCCATGTTCACTACCAGGCGAGGAGATGTCGTCGCATTAGCTGTGGCATCTACTCGGATTGAGTCCTCTGATGTACGCGCCTGCGTAGCGTCAGTAGTGACGTTGGTCCACTCTTCTGTTGCAAGGTCGAAGGTAGTCAGGGATACAGAGTCCGTCGCGCCTAGAGCGTTTGTCTCCGTGCTCCATAGGCCAGCTTCATATAGCGTGAAGACTGCGTTCTGCTCGATGACTCCCTTAAACAGAACGGTGTTCGCGTTATAATCAATAGAGCGAACGTCTACGCTGGCTCGGTATACTTCATACCCGAGTCGTACATCGCTAATCGTAGCGGGAGTCTGCATGACTCCCAGCGCAATGGCCGAGCCAATGCTTGGTGCGCTTCCAGCCAGATAACGCAAAAGGAGCCTCTCACCTTCGCTGGTGATGAGGTTCTTCTGAGTAGCGATTAGCTCGCCGTGCTGGTAGAAACGGTAAGTACCCTTCATCATGCTTCCTTGGTCACCCTAATGTCGTATTCGTTGTGACCCTCATCGTCAAACTCGATGATAACGTCCACTACGGCGTTTCCATCCGGGCCAATTCTCACAATCTGGTCCACCACTTCAAAGTTCTCGGGGGCCTCTAGACCGCCCTCCTCATCAGTAGTATCAGGACTTACGGGGTCGTCAGCATCAAACACGTCGTCGAAAGATACATTATCTTCTTCAATGGTGTCCGTGTATCCGGAGCGCATGTCGATAACATCCGGCGGAAGAAAGAAAGCCGGGTTGATTACGACTTCTGGCGTCTTGATGACATTGGTATCTTTGATTTGCTGAGCCATATTCCTAATTATATCTTCTGGTCGAGCGGAAGTCAAATACCCGACCAGAAGACAATTAAATACGCGCCCTTCGCAAACTCAAAGCGGTAGTGGGACCATTATCCCACTGCTGTTCAACCGCAAGCACCCAATACTTATGGGTCGATGCCGACAGACTCTTCGGCGGATAATTCACCGCAACGACATCTCCGACCTGGAGGAGAGGATTACCGTGAACGGTAACCTCTACCTCATCGCAAGGCTGAGACCAGTTATTCACAATCCAGTCTCCCAGAGCCTTAGCTGCCGACTCCGACTGAATCCAGTCGGACTGGAAGTCAAGGGAAATCTCGCCACGAGCGCGAATGGCCTGCTCGTTCTTTACGGTGTAATCCTTGGGCTCGGCACGCTGAATTGTACGACCGGTAATCACCATCTTCTGGTTAACCGGGTTATCCGCGCCATAAGTCTTGGTGTCTTCACCGTTGACAATGGCATTTCCTAGGTCAGCATTAGCCAGGATAAACTTGGCCTTGAATGGGTCGTTGAAGTATTCGTCACAGACAACCTGGTCAGAATTGCTGATGTACAAGCTGGAATACAGAACCGGCGACTTTTCGAAGGTGACCTCGTAAGGAC